ACGGGCTTCGGCGGCGGTTTCTTCGGCTTGGGGACGTTCGGGACGCCGCGCCTTGTGCGGTCGTTTGGAGAGGCAACAACGTGGTCGCTTGATACCTGGGGCGAGCGGCTTGTCGCGTGTTCAACGAAGGACGGGCGACTTGTCGAGTGGAACCTGAACGTTGCAAATGACGCGGTGGCGATTGCCAATGCCCCGATCAATAACGTGGGTCTTGTAGTGACTGCGGAGCGGTTCCTTTTTGCCCTTGGCGCGGGCGGAAACAAGCGCAAGGTGCAATGGTCGGATCGTGAGAATAACACGGTCTGGACGCCAGCGGCGACAAATGAGGCGGGCGACTTTGAGTTGCAGTTTGCGGGCGAAATCATGCTCGGGATCAAAACGCGCGGCCAAACGCTGATTATCACGAATGAGGATGCGCACACGGCAACCTATCAGGGACCGCCGTTTGTGTATGGCTTTACGCGGGTCGGATCGGCTTGCGGTGCTGTTTCGCGGAAGTCGGCGGTTTCCGTGGACGAAGGCGTGTTCTGGATGGGCCAGTCAGGGTTTCACCTGTATTCCGGCGGCGCGGTGCAGGATATCCCCTGCGAGGTTGCGGACTATGTTTTCTCGAACATCAACAAGACACAAGCCAGCAAGGTCTATGGCGTAAGCAATCAGGCGAATAACGAGATATGGTGGTTCTATCCATCTGCCGACAGCAACGAAAACGACAGATACGTCGCCCTCAACTACGCCGAAAATCACTGGTCCATTGGCGCAATCTCGCGCACGGCAGGCTTTGACGCCGGGGTGTTTCGCAATCCGATCTGGTTTGACACGGCGGGCGTTGCCTATGACCACGAGAGCGGGTTTTCGCACAACGGATCGGTGGCCTTTGCCGAAAGCGGGCCGATTGGCTTGGGCGCGGGGGATAACGTCCTGTCTGCGACCAAGCTGATACCGGATGAGCAAACCCAAGGCGAGGTCACGGCGGTATTCAAGACGCGGTTTCACCCGAACGACACGCTGCGGTCCTACGGGCCTTATAGCATGGCCAATCCTACCAGCGTGAGGTTCACCGGGCGACAGGTGCAGATGCGTGTTGAGGGCCAGCCGGGGCTTGACTGGCGCGTGGGCGTGATGCGCCTTGACGCGGTGGCGGGCGGCTTGCGATGAACCCGCCTCCTGTCACGGCCAATCTGAATATCTGGGCGCAGAATATCGTTGACTACTTGCAGCGGTCGGTTTCCCGGCTGCGATATCTGTTTTCCGGGGCGTCTGCGGCGGATGATGCGGTCCTGCTTTGGGATGCGGTCAACGGATATCCCGTCATCAGCAAGGGCGGCGCGTGGCGGCAGATCGTGCTGGCCGATGGCTACGCGGTGTTGCAAGCCACGGCGGATATCACGGCGGCGGCGAATAACACGGCTTACAAGATCGCGCTGAGTTCGGTCACGCTGGACGGGATTACGTTGACCGGGACACCGGCGACGGAGATCACGTTTTCGGAGCCTGGGGTGTATCTGTTGGCCTTTTCGGCGCAGATCAGCAGCACGTCAGGCAGCACGGTGACATTCCGGTTCTGGCCGAGGGTGAACGGGACGGATGCGACGGGCGGCACGATTGTCGCAACGCTTCATGAGAATGACGCTTCAACGGTTGTGTCGCGGAATGCGATTTTCACGGTCGCGGCAAATGATGTTCTTAACGTCATGTGGGCGGTGAGCAATACGGCAGGCTCTTTGAAGGCTCATGCGGCAACGGCATTTGCCCCGGCTTCGCCTTCCGTGACGCTGCAGATCACGAGGCTACGGGCATGAATATAATCGAGGCAAACCGGCATTATATCGAGGCGGCGTTGCGGCATAATTCGGGCACTCATGCTTTTGAGGACATAGAAAAGGCCGTTCTTTCGGGGGAAATGCAAATATGGCCGACGCCGAATAGCTGCGCCGTGACAGAGATTGCCGTTTATGCTAAAAAGAAGGTGTTGCATGTTTTTCTGGCGGCTGGGGATTTGGGCGAGATAGTGGGCGGCTTGGACGTTGCGATGGCTTGGGCGAAGGCGCAGGGGTGCGACAGCATCAGCATTGCGGGCCGCAAGGGGTGGGAGCGGGTGTTAAGCGGGCACGGTTTTGCGCCGGTTGCCGTTATGCTGGAAAGGCAGATTTGATGGGGCAGGAAAAGCAGACGAACAAGGTCGAGGTTCCGAAATATCTCGACAGAGCGGCGCGTGAGGTCATTGGCCGGGCAATGCAGACTTCGCGGATCGGGTATGTGCCGTATTATGGGCCAGATGTTGCGGCGATGACGCCAATGCAAATGTCGGCCATGCGTGGCACAAATCAGGCGGCGGGCGCGTTTGGTATGCCGACTGCCAATCTGTCGCAGGGAATGCCGCAAGCGCAAAACTTTGGTGGCATCATGGGTTATTCGTCGGGGCCTGGATTTGACGCGGCGATGCGGGAGTTGCAACAGCGCAGACCGGGACAGGCTCAGGCGTTGTCTGAGCAATTCATCAATCCGAAGGGCAAAAAGAAATGAGCCAACCAGCGGGTGGCGGCGGGCGTCAGGCCACGATGGGGCCGGTTCGGGGGCAGAACGTCATGCAGACTTCTGCAAGCCTGTATAACCAAGCGGCGGCTGGTCCGAACATCAACCAATTCATGAACCCCTACACGCAACAGGTGGTCAACACGTCGATGCAGGACCTTGAGCGCCAGCGCCAGATGCAACAGTCGCAGATGGGCGCGGCGGCGACGGCGGCGGGTGCGTTTGGCGGATCGCGGCATGGCATTGCTCAGGCCGAGACAAACCGGGCGTTTGCGGATCAAGGCGCGCAGATGGCGGCGGGCTTGCGGTCGCAGGGCTTCAACACCGCGCTAGGGGCGGCGCAACAGCAGCAAGGTATCCAGTCTCAGCTTGCGGGGCAGGGCTTCAATTTCGGCCAGGCTATCACAAACCAGCAGATGCAACAGGGGACGCAACAGCAGCAGATGTTGCAGGCGCTCATTGATGCGCAGCGCGGGCAGTTTCAGGGCGCGGCCAACGCCCCGGCGAATGCGCTGCAACAGCTTATCGCTGGCTTGCAGGGATCGAACCTCGGACAGAGAACGGAAACGCAAATCTACCAGCCCGGACCTCTATCGTGGCTGCAAGCGGCAACGCAAATGTGGCCTAGGAAGTAGGGGCTGACCAAATGGTTATGACCGCAGACGAATTGAAGCGGCAAGTTTTTCCCGGCGAAAGCGGCGGGGATTACGGCGCTCTTTTCGGCTACTCCAACAGGCCGGGGCGGACGTTCGGAAACGTTGACCTGACGCGAATGACTGTCAATCAGGCGATTGAGTTTTCCAACCCGAGAGGGCCTTATGGGCAATGGGTAAAGGACCAGATCGGTCGCGTTGCTACTCCAATGGGGGCCTATCAGATTGTTGGCACCACATTGCGAGCGGCAAAGGAAGGGCTTGGCCTATCTGGCAATGAGGTCATGACGCCTGAATTGCAGGATCGGCTTGGCATGTGGATTTACGGTCAGCAAGGTCCGGGCGCTTGGGAGGCTTGGGGGCGCGGCGGATCAAGCCAGCCGAGATCATCGGCGCAGACTTCATCGCAGGGGGCACCGATGGCGGGGCTAATGGACACGGGCCGGGTGTCGGCGCAGAACACTCCTTCGGCGGGGCTTATGGGCATGTCGCCAGAGCCTCAGGGCTTCCGCGAGCGGCTTATGCGGGACGTGCGCAGCGGAGACTTCGCGGATAACCTGACCTTGGCGATTAACAGCCTTCGCATGAGGCCGGATCAAGGGCTGGCCGATATGGTCATGCAGCGTCAGGAACAGCGGGCGCAGGAGCGGCAGGCGAACCGGACGGCGGAATGGCTGGCGTCCATCGGGCGGACTGATTTGGCGGAGGCTATCGGCTCCGGGGCGCTGGACGCGAGGTCCGCAGCGGTCATTGCAATGACGCCGCAAGCGGCACAGGAGCAAACCGCCGCGATGCAGAATTACGAGTTTCTCCGCGCTCAGGGCGTTGATGATCAGACCGCGATGGAAAGGTCATTCGGGGCGGGCGGCACGACCGTGCAAAACATCATGCCAGGGGACGATGCGTTTGCGGGGGCTTTTGCCAAGTCGGACGCGGATGCTTTTGCCGCTGTTTCGTCGGTTGGCCTTAATGCGCAAGGCCAAATTAACCAGCTAGTCGAGTTGGAAAATCTGTTAGCTACCGCACCGCAGGGTGCGCCGGGTGCTTTGGTCCAATTCGCCGGGCGGCTTGGCATTGCGACAGAGGGTCTGGATGAGGTGCAGGCTGCACAAGCGGTTATGAACCGACTGACGCTGCAACAGCGCCCGCCGGGGTCTGGCCCGATGACGGATCGAGACTTGGAGTTCCTGATGCGGTCTGTCCCGCAAATTATCAACCAGCCCGGCGGCAACCAACTCATTATTGAAACGATGCGCCGTGTTGCGGAATACGACATCCAAGGGGCGCAAATTGTGCAAGCCCTTCGCGCTGGTGAAATAGACCGCGCGCAAGCAATGGAAATGCTCATGTCGCGGGAAAACCCGCTTGAAGGCTTTCAGGCACCGGAAGGGCAACCAGCGACAAGTGCGCCCGGGCTTCAAAGACCGTCGAGTGTGCCGCAAAGCGCATGGGACGAAATGACGGATGAAGAAAAGCAACTGGCCATTCGCCTTGCAGGTGGGGTCCGATAATGGACGAAGAACTTCGAGCACTTATCGAGCGTGTTGAACGGCGGGCGGCTCAAAGACGGGAGACGCCCGGTCAAACAGGTGCGCAGACGACAAGCGAGGAACTGCGGGCGCTTATCGAACAGGTTGAAAACCGTTCGGCGGAAAGGGGAAAGCCGCGCGGCATCGGGCAGATGCTGTATGAAAACTTCATCGGAAGCGGTGAGGCTGATACGGTTGGCGAGCGCATTGGTGAGGCGATCCGGGGCGCTTTCGCTGGCGCTGCTCGGGGCTTGGCCGATGTTCCCGCGCTCCCGGTGAACCTTGCGCAGCTCGCAACGGAGGGCATTGAAAAGGCGGCGGGGATGGAGGAACCTTCCGCCGTATCGCGGTTTTTGGAATCTTTGCCCGACACGCGCGAGATGCTTGCGGCGGTCCCTGTCATTGGCCCGCAGAGCGAGTATGTCGCCCCGGGCAGGCTTGGGCGGTATATCGCAGAGGCAGCCGAGTTTGCCGGTCCTGCGGGCTTGCTGAGCCGTGCAAAAAAGGTTGTGCCGACATTATGGGATATGACGCGCTTTGGAGCGGCTCCTGGCGTTGCCAGTGAGGCGGCGGGGGAAGCTACGGAAGGCACGGCGCTAGAACCTTACGCGCGAGCGGCGGCGGCTTTGGGCACGGCGGTGGCGCTGGCCCGTCCGGGCAGGTTTTCCGAGGCGACGGAGCGCGGGCGGCTTGCCAACGTTGCGCAAGATCAGGGCATTCGCAACATTACTGTTGGGCAGATGCGACAATCTCCGGGTCTTATGCGAGCAGAGGGTCGGTTGCAGCCGACGCAACAGCAGCTTGAAGATGTGACCGCAGCCGCGATGCGCAGCATTGGCAGTGACGCGCCGGTTGCGACAAGGACCGCGCTGGCTCAAGCAAATCGTAATATCGTTGACGCGATGGACGAGGCCGTTGCCGGGGTGGATGTTATCCCGACGCAAAATCATGCCGATGCGGCTATTGAACTTGCGCGGCGATACCGAGAAGGCACGGCGCAGGCGAACCTTATCCCGACCGTGCGCGGAATGACCGAACGAATCAGGGCGTTTGCCGCGACAGATAGACCGATTTCGCTGTCTCTTTTGAAAGAATGGCGCACCAACATTGGCAACCTTTTGCAAAGCGACAATCCAGCCGCGCAAAATGCGGCACATGCCTTGCGCGACATTATTGACGACATGACGGATCAGGCCCTAACTGCCGCTGGCAGGACAGATGATCTTGCAAAACTTGCGCAAGCCAGAGAGCAATACCGCAATTACCTTGCGATTATTATTGCTCGTGGCAGGGCTGGCGCTGAGGCCGGAGAATTGTCCCCGACGATGCTTAATCAGGCAATAAAGCAAGTTCAAGGCACAAGCACGGTTGTTACGGGGCGGGGCACTCCGTTTACGGAGTTCACAGAAGCCGCCGCTGCGGCCCTTCGACAAGCCCCGGCAGTTGCGCCGGGAGCGGTTCGGCAAATCTCTGGCATTATTCCGGCGGCATTTGGCGCTATCGGTTCTATGCCCGCGTTGACTGCGGGGGCGGGCTTTATTCCGGCTGTTTTGGGCGCGGCTGGGGGCGCAGCAATCGGAACGGCGCTTCCCGCTATCGGGCAATCAATCATGCGTAGCCCGCCCGTGCAGGCCATGATGCGCAATCCGGCAGACGTAATGCGCCAAATCATGCCGGTCATGCCAGGGCTGCTAAACTATGAGGAACCGCGCTAATGGAACCGACTGACGATCTGGCGCTTATCCTGACCGAGGTGGAGGTCACGGCGGAACCGGAGCCGGAGAGCGCGTTCCAGCCCATGAGCGAGGACGATATTGAAAGCATCG